GCCTCAAAGCGCACTGCTGAACTACCGAAGCCGCGCAAAGCGATCGCGGCGTCGCCGAGAGCACCGGTCAGAACCACCTCGCCGACCGCCAGACCAGGAACGGCGGGCGGGACGGTCACGTGCAGATCGCCGGTCATCGTGTCGCCGGACTTGAACACATAGAGCGCGTCGGCCTCGGGCTTGGTGAGACCGTGGCCGGTGAAGTGGTTCCAGCTATCGCTGTCGCCGTTCCAGATGATCCAGTCGCCGTTGGTGATCGACTCACCCGCGATGCCGGGGACGCCGGCGGGTGCGATCTCGGGCAGGGCGGGATCGGCGGTCACGCAGGTAAAGAGATCGCCGGGATGGAAATTCGTGTTGCCGATCAGGTCGGGGTTATTGGCCTCGACTTCCCAGAGCCCGATGAAGCGAAGCGGCACTTGCGCGGTGCCGCCGGCCGGCCCCGGCTCGTTGCCGGGGATGAGCAGCGCCCATTCATCGCCGGTCGCCGTCGGCATGGTGTTGGTGCGCTCTTGGCAGACAAAGAGGTGATAGCCGAAGCGCACCAGGTCGCCGCGCTCGTAGGTCTCGCCGGGCACATAGACGCCGATAAAGCGCATCCCCGGCACGGCGATCGGCGGGGAGACGTCGCCGTCCTCGTATTGTAGCCGGATGATGCCCGGCGCTATTTCCTCGACACCGGCGAGGCCGGCGCCGCGTGGCCCCGGGTCGCCCTTTTCGCCGATCCCCGGCTCGCCCTTGGCGCCCGGTAGGCCGCGCTCGCCGCGCTCGCCGCGCTCGCCGCGCGGGCCGGTCTTACCGCGCCCGCCGCGCTGTGCGGCAAGTTTCCATTCGGCCGAGGGTGGCGCCGTCGTGGCAAGCTCGACGACGCAAACCCAAGTCGACCCGTCGAGCGCGACCTCATCGTTTAACTCGTAGGTCGTATCCGATTGATAATGGCCGCGATGAAGCGGAACCGCGAGGCGGAACGCGGCTTCGTGGACGGTCCCCGAGGAAAGCCGGTTAGTGAGGGAAAAGGCGCGCGGGTCGTCGGCGTCCACTTCGCCGACATAGCTTTCGGTACCATCGGCGAGGACGCGCCAGGCGCGGTCCTCGGGGTCGGGCGCGGTGGCGGTGCGCTGGACCGCCTGCCAAAGTCCACCATGCGCCGTAACGCACTCACCGGCGTCATAGACCCTCCCCGGAATGTAGAGCCCCGCCGGCGGCACGGTGCCGTCCTTGCCATCGCGTGGCCGCGGGATCAGCGCGGTTTGCTGAATGATGCGGTCGGGGATCGCGTGGGTCTCGGCGGTGACCTCGGCGGCGAGTTGCCGGACCGCCTCGGCGCTCTGGCGCATCGCATCCTCGGCGCGCCGCAGATTGGCGTCGACGAGTTCGCGCATCCGCTCGGTCGCCTCGACCATGCGCGCGCCAAACTCGGCCTCGAGCGCGGCGAGGCGCTCGTCGACCTCGGCGCGCAGCCGGGTCAGGACCGGCGCGATCGCGCCGACGAGGTCAGTGATAGGTCCGTCCGCTCCGTCCATAGACCAGTCGCGGCAAGCGCGGCGGCGGTGCGCCGGCGAAGACCTCAGCCATCAGGGCGTCGGTCAGGGTGGTGGGGTCGAGCGGCGGCGGCGGCGGCAATTCGCGTTGCGGCGCCTGCGCCGGCATCATCGGCGGTTTTGGGGTGAGATCGGTGCGGCTGGCGAGTTGCTCGACCGGGACCATCTGCTGCTGCATGAAGATCTGGTCGCCGCCGGGAAGCGCGTTGAGACCCTCGATGCGGCGCGCCTCGTTCGGGGTCCGCAAGCCGCCCTGCACCGATTTGGTCAGCGCCTCGGTGCGCTGTAGCAGCTCGGCGCGGAACATCTGGTCGAGGTCGAATTCGAGATATTCGGTGCGGCCGTCCATGCCGAAAAACTGCGACAGGCGCTGTTCGAGCGCCCGCATATGCGACGAGAGGCAGCCGTTCCAATATTGCCGGGTGAGCTGTTCCGACGAGTTGTAACTGACGTTTTTCAAGTCGCCGATCATGAACCCCGGCACGCGGTAGACCCGCGCGACATCCTCGACGGTCCAGCGCAATTGCTCGATCAGTTGCGCGTCGACCGCGCTCATCGTCAGCGCCTCCCATTTGAGGCCTTGCTCAAGTACCGCGACGTCGCCGGCGCCTTCCTCGCCGGAAAAGAGCCGCTGAAACCGTTCCTTGATCCGATCGGCCGCTTGCTGGTCGATCTTCGCGTCGGTCGACAAGATGCCGCTCGGTCGGGCCATCCGGTTAAAGAACCGGTCGGTGCTGCGCAGGATCGCCAGCCCGGCGCTGCAGCTGGCGGCGGCGGCGACCAGCGGCGAGACGCCAAACAGCGGGTCGTTGAGCGTCAGAATCCGGTGATGGAACATATCGCGCGGCGGGACCATCACCGTGGTGTTGAGATCGGCGAGCGGTTGCTGGCCCACCTGATAGAAGTAATCGGCCTGACCGCTGAGCCGGCTCACCCACACATAGTCGGGAAAGAGGCAGTGCAACTTCTCGACCTGGTGGCGCCCGTTGCGGATCGGGTAGAGGTAGCCGTTGCCGCGATAGAGCACCGAGGCGACGAGCTGTTTGATGAGGTCGAACCCGGTCTGATAGTCGTTCGGCTCGTCGAGCACCGAAGTTGCCCACGAGTGGCGGACCTCGTGACGGCTCTCGCCGTCGTCCCGCCAATGGCGCATCGGCAACCGGGCAATGTCGCTCGAAATGACGTCGATCGCGGTGTAGAGCGGCGGGAAGCTGAGCCCGCCCAATCCGCTGCCGGGCGCGTCGCGGCCCGATTGCCACCAGTGCTCGGGCCACACCAGGCGCAGATTGGTGGCACCGCTGCCAAGCTGACGCTGCACCCAATTCGTCACGCGGGTGAGCATCGCGCCGCCGAGCATTAGCGGCGCACCCGGCGTCCGACCGTGGTTGGCGAGGCGTGGCTGGTCATCGGCTCGGTCTTGCTGTCTTCATCCGCTTCCGGTGGCGGCTTGGGCGGCTCCGGCGGCCGGTGATCGGGGATGCGCGAGAACAAGCCGAACACCGCGAGGCGGTCATACTCGGCTTGGTCCTCTTCGCTCTCGACCTCGATGATGTCGCCGACGCCGAGCAGCTCGCCGTGCCAGAAAACGTCGGGGTAAAGGCATCTGAGTTTCATGCGTCCTCCCACAAAAAAAGGGCGGCCCGAACCGGCCGCCCTCAGTGCCCAGACCCAAAGTGGTCATTCGGCGGTGTACGCGAAAACCACCGCGACGTCGTGCCGACGCGCCCAGGTGTGCCGCATCCTGATGCGCATAAACACCATGTCGTTTTGGAACGCGCTGAAGAAGTTGTTGGTCGCGTCGGGCGGGGTCGCCGGGTTGGCGTCCGACTCGATCGAGGCGTGCTCCGACGCATCGATCATCGGCAGCATGTCCTCGGCCCAGATCAGTTGCGAGGCGTCCATCAGCGCATAGGCGGTGTTGGGCGTGGCCGCCGGCGGCGGACCCGGCCAGGGGATCGGGATATTGGTCGAATCGATGATGGGATACCCAAGCAAGGTGCCGGCATCGACCTCGGCCTTGAACGCGAAGATCTGCTGATTGGTGCGCAGCAAGCGGAGATATTCCTTGGTGCGCGCGTTCATCACCCAGACCGGCGCCCGCATCGGGACGTTCATCCGGCGCAGCTCGTAGATCATGTTGCGCAGCGCCACGGTGACCGCCGGCACCGCAGCGTCGTCGTCGTGCACCGGGATGTAACCGCTCCCCGCACCCGCCACGACGCCGCCGAGCGGGCCGCGACCGATGAGGATGCCCGCCGGCCCGGCGCCGGCCGCCGCCACCGAGAACCACACGGTGTCGATGGTGCGCGCGGTCCCCGCTGTCATGTCGTCGCGGATCATCTGCTCGATCCCCGGGTCCGACCGCGTCAGCAGCTCGTTGGTGGTCGGCACGATGACCGCGAGCTTGCTAGGGGTCAGCTGCAGCTGGGCAAAGTCGAGCCGCTGCACGCGGATCGAGCCGCCCTCTCCGACATAGCCGCCGGCGACACCGCCCTGCTGCCGCGGGATCAGCAAGGTGCCCGCGTTGTTGAACTGCAGCTGGCGCATCCCCGGCATCCGCGCCACGATCAGCATCGGGCGCAGCATCTCGATGAATTCGGCACCGAGGTGCTCGAGGCGGACGAGCGCCCCGGCATTGGCCGGACCTTCGTTGGACGCCATCGGCGGGGTATTGGGCGCGCGGGTTACCCAGCCGTTCCACGCGGCGTAGCGGATAACCTCGGTTAGCTGCTCGTCGCCCCAGCGCCAAGACGCATACTCGGCCGCGCCGTGGCGGCCGGCGACGCACATGGCGATCGCCATGCGGGTAAACCCGGCGCCCTTGTAGTCGTCGAGCCGGGTCATGTCGCGGCCGGTGACGGGCTGGCGTGGCGGGATGACGGCGAGCGCGGTCCCCGGTCGGGCATCGGGGATGGTGTGGGTCACCGGGTGCGCTTGCCGCGCGAGCAAGGCCTCGGCCGCGGTCAGCCGTTCGAGTTGACCATCGACCCCGGTGATGCGCTCGCGGACGTCGTCGAGCGCCAGGTTTTCGGTGTCGTTGAGATCGCGATTTTCGGTGAGCGAGGGCTGCAGCGCCGCCTCGAAATTGGCGACGAGATGCCCACGCTCGGCCTGCAGCGCAGCAATACGCTGAGAAAGCGTTGACATGGCTTAGGTTCCTCGGATCAGGTCTTTCGGGATGGGTTGAGGAACCCGTAACACCGGGCAAACAGGCCGGCTTAACCGGCCTTGAACCGCGCCAACTCGTCGAGCCGTATCGTCCGCCGGGTGAAGTGGCCCACAAGCTCCGGGGCCGCAGGGGACGGGCTCGCCTGATCGGGGCGGAATTCGGGAAAGACGCGGCGCAGAAACGCCGGGTGCGCATCGATCGAACGCGCCAGTTGCACCGCGTCAGGATTGGCGGGCACGCTGCACAGCGACAATTCGATCAGCTGCGAGCGCAGAAACCGGTAGCCGATCCAGCGGTGTTGCTCGTCGTAGCGGTCCTCGGCTTCGAGCGGGACAAAGCCGACGCTGACCGCGCGCAAGGCTTTGATCTTGGTGAGCCGGAACAGCTTGTCGACAAACTCGTCGGTGCCGTCGGGCAAGAATTCGACGCGGGCGACGGTCCGGCTCAGATCGGGCGTCGGGGCGAACTCGCGCACCCAGCCGATCGGCGTGGCCCAACTCTGATGACCCCAGAGGAACACCGGATTGCGCCAGAAATCGCTCAGCTCCCACGACTGCTCGATGACGTCGCCCATCCGATCTTCGCGGTTGGACGAGGCGATAAAGCGGCCGAAGCGGTCATCGCCGACCTCGAGGTCGGCCTGTTTGGTGACGTAGCTGGGGGCGGTCACGGTCAGACCTCCAGCGGGTAGTCTTCCTCTTCGTCGCCGGTGTCGACCTCGATGGCGACAATATCGACCGATTTTTCTTCGTCCTCGTCGTCCTCGGCCTTTTCTTCGTCGTCCTCGTCGTCCATCGCCTTTGGCGCGATCGTCGGATCGAACGGCTCCATTTCTTGCTCGCGGCTGCCGTCGCCCACGGTGGCGCCGCCGTTTTCCATGTCGGGTGAGACGACGGTCCGCAGGATGTAGTCGGCGGCGCGGATGCCGTGATCGCCGCGCCAGTCGTCGCCAGCGGGCGAAGCGGGTACGCGGCCGGTCGGCGATACCATAGCGCGGGTGAATTCGCGGTCGGTGGTGCTCAGATCGCGGGTGCGGATGCTCGGTGCGGGTGTGTTCATTTTCTCGCCCTCGTTAGCGGTGTGATTTCAGCGGGTTGCCAAAAAGCCGCCCTCGTTCGCGGTCTCTGGTCGACATAGCTCGCGACGCCGATCGCTCGGTGTCGTGGTCTACGGATTCGCCATGATGGAGACAGCCGCGAACGCAATTCATCGACTGTACCGTCGGCCATACAGCCATCGCGCGTTTGCTGTCAACGCTTGTGATCGCGCGGGCGGCGGGCTATGTTGCGGGTGGTCTGAGTACCCTGCACTAAATCCGGCGCCTTCGGGTGCCGGTTTTTTTGTGGTCAGCTTGTGTCTATTGACGCCGCGATTTATATTTGGGGGAGGAGCGGGCAACCCCCATGCAAGTTCCTAAGTGCCTCCCTGGGGACAGGCGCCGCGTCAATCGATCCTTCCGCGCAAGTTGGATCGGTTGGTGCGGCGCTCTTGCGTTGGGATGCCTTTTTTAACGAACAAAGTGCTATTCTAGGAGCGGATCGAAGAAGTGCGCTGACACTCCTCCGACCCTGACCACGGAGCCCAGGATAGGAAGGCACCAATGGCTAAAACCAATTCTGACACAATCGACCTACGGATGCTCGGTCGCCAGATCGTCGAGACGCGGCTGAAGGTCGGGCACCTTGAGGCGCGGGTGAACGAGACCGCGCGCGACATTAAGGTGCTGCTCGTGATGAGCCAGAACCTCGACGAGGCGGTCAAAGACCTCAACCGGCAATTCGGAGAGTTGATCGGCGCGCTCAACAGCCGCATCGGCGCCATCGAGAACCGGCTGGATCGGGTCGATGGCTGACGACAATCCTACACCAAACCCGGACCTGCGGATGCTCGGCGAGATGATCATCGCGCTGCGCGATGAGATGCGGGCGGCGCGCGAAGACCTCCGCGTGATCCGCGTCCAGTTGCGCCGGATCGAGGACCGGATGGAGCGGCAGGACGAGCTAATCCTGTCCCTCATGCGGAGTGATCAGGATTTGGAGCGGCGACTGCGGGCTGTCGAGCGGGCGCAGGAGGACGCATGACTTTCCGGATGCTCGGTCGCCAGATCGAGAACCGGCTGGATCATGGCGTGGTGTAGAGCCTGGCACGCACGGCGCAATCCTTGGCCTCGAGGAGCTTGCGCAGCGCGACTGTCCGTTCAGGGTTGCGCGGCAAGGTTTGCGTTAGCCAATCGGCAAGATCGCCAAACGGCCGGCTGACGGTTTGCAAGTCCTCGCGCAAATGGGCGTAGGCGAAAAACTGCATCATCGGCTCGGTGTCACTCATGTTCGATCCTCCTTTGCGCAGCGCCAGTAAGCGCGATTGCTCAAGTAGCGGCGTGCGATCGGCGAAGACAAAGGCCAGCCACAGCGCCAGCAGCCCCCACGGCACGACGAAGGTAAGAACATCGTCGTCACTCGGGAACATCGGTGTCGGGGATATGCCGCGCGCGATCAATCACCCCGCGTTGGCTTTCACGGTGACCGACGAGGATTTCCGGTTTCTCGGCCGGCGGCTTGCGCGGCGGTTCGTATCGCGGCGGCAATTTCCCGCGTCGTTTCAGCACCAGATAGACCGCGAATAGATCCTTGAGGCTCGCGGCGACCAGCCTGTCGGCATTGGGCAGCACGTCGAGGCGCAGCACGTATTCGAGGTTGCGGATCGGCGCGCGCGGCAGCTCGTCCCAATAGACGCACGGGTAGGATTTACCCATCACCTTGGCGACGACGAAATAGGTCGGGCGAGTGGTCATGACGCCACCCGAACCAACAGCCGCGCGACGCGCTCGGCCTGCGCCTGCGTCGCATAGGAGCGCGTGACCAGTTCGTCATAGTGGCATGGACATCTGCGCCGGACATACCAGCCGGGTTGAAATCGCGTAGCCGTCGGTAGCCTGTAGGGCGGCGTCTCACGCTTAACCACATCGAGCCAGCACGCCGCGTTGTGATCGTCCGGCTCGGGCGCGTGCGACCGCCGCAACAGCTTCTCGCGCGCACCGACCGCGTCGATCGCCGCCTCATAGGCCGCGGTGAATTCCGGTGTTCCCGGCTCGGCGCGGATGCGCACCACGCGGGTGTCGCCTTTGGCGACGCGATGACGCACATAGCGATACATCACAGCCCCGTGTTGGTACGCATAGAAGAACGGCAAGCCGAGGCTCATAGCCCGCTCCCCTTACACTCGCGGATGAAAACGTCGATCACTTTGCACGCCGCGCGGGCCATCTTGGTCGCCTCACACACCGCGCGCGTAAGCTCGACGCCTTCGGGCACCGTGACCCGGCGTCGTTTCAAGTCGATCACCAGAACGGGGCCGGCGGGTCCCGCGAAGGTCAGCGTGTGCGTTTCAAAACCGTCGCGGATAGTTTTCACAGCGGATCGATCCCGAGATCGAGCGCGGCATCGAGCCAGCGATCGAGCGCGGCGCGGCTGGTCAGCCCATCGAGACCGGCGCGCAGCTCGTCGATATCAGCGCCCCCGAGCCAGTCTCCCGCCATGATCCACTGGCGAAGATAGGCGCGCATCGCGGCGATCTGCTCGTCGGTCATCAGCCGGTGTCGCAGATAAGCTTCGATCGCCGGCGCCAGCACGCCGCTCGTCTCGTTGCGCCAATAGCCCGGTGCTTCGATCATCATCATGACATTTCCCCCCAGATAATGGCCGCGAGCGCCTTGAGCGCGGCGATCGTCCAACTCCGTATGGTTTTGGGGTGCACGCCGTAATAGCCGGCGAGCTGCGTCCACGATTGGTCCTCGACGACGTGTCGCTCGATCATCGCAAAAACCGTCCGGCCGATGCAGTTCCGGATCGCGTGTAGCCGGTTGAGCGCATCGATGCGGCGGATCGAGGAGACATCAAACCCGAGCGCGCCACCTTCACTAAATGTCATCGACGTCGCCGGCCAATCGTCGGCGATGACGATCTCTGACAAGGTCCGGAACAACGCGGCGGCGCGCCAGACCGGAAAGCTGATCGCGCCATCGATCAAGAGCTGATCAAGCCGGGTCCGGACGCGCCAGAACGGTCGGAACGAATGTTCGCCGATCGCCGGCGCCTCGACCGCGTGGTGTTGCTGGAAGTATTTTGTCGGTTCGCTCACGGCCAATCGTCATCAAATTCCGAGTCGTCGGTGCAATCGCGATCGAGCAGCGGCGCGACGAACACGACGACGATCACCCAACCAATGAGCAACCACGCCCATGTCTTCACCGCTCTTTATCGCGCGACAGCTCGACGAGGATCGTTAGGGCCTGGTCGAGATGCTCCTGTTCCGCATCCCGCTCCCGCCGGCGCCGCCCACCAATGCTTCAAATGCGTCAGCACCGCCTTGATGCGGCGTAGCTGAGTTTCGGTCAGCTCCTCGTTCATTCTCACCTCGTCCGGTCCAGCATCGCGGCCCAGATCACACGCAGCAGCCCCTTGCGGTAACGCACGCCGTGATCGCGATCGGGCGCCGGTCCTAATGCGAGGTCCAACTCGGCAAGCCCGGCGGCGACCATCTCGCGCGTCGGCGTCACCAGTTCGGCGATCACCAGGTCGACGACGGTCTCGCAATATTCGATCGAGTAGCCCTTGCGCAGGAGCGCGACGATCGCCGCACCCCGCGGCGTATCGATCATCATCGCAAGCCGGCCGTACCCAAGATCAGCGACAACAGCCACAAGGCGATCGCCAGCCAGCCGAGATGCGGGCGGCCCCACGGCCGCTGCCACGGTTGGAAGGCCTCGATCAAGGCCAAGATGAAGGCGGCGATCAGCAGAATTAAACCGACCATGGCGATACCTCCGGTTCCCATGCGGCGATCCTGCCGCGCAACGGGATTTGCCAGCGTTCAAGCTGGCCGAGCACGTTGTCGACCGAGTAGCAGACCGCGAGATCGCGCACCGCGCCGGTCTTGCACAGTTGCGCAAAGCGCTCGACCTGGCCGACGACCTCGCGCAAGCCGTGCTTGGTCTTGACGATCCGGGTTTGTGACAGTTGCCCGCCGCGCCGCTTCAACTCGATCAGCCAGACGCCGTTGTAGAAGACGAAAATATCCGGCAGTCCTGACTTCAGCCCGCACTTCACATACCGCGCCGCCTGCTGCGGTGACAGTTCGACGACGCCCGCCGGGTAGGTGAACCACAACGCCGGCGGCAGCAGTAACGCATCGAGCGCGGACGCCACCGCCTCGTGAATGTCACGCTCCAACGGCTCCGGCGCGGTGAGATGGAAGCGCGCGGCCATAACGGCTATGAATGCGATCGCCGCAGGGGGGGGTCCCCCGCGGCTTTCGAAGGAGGACACGGATGAAAATCCATGTCTTCCTGTCCTGGGGCCGGATGCGGCTGCGGCTTAGCTTCCGCATCCACCTGTAGGACAGGGCGCCGGGAGAGCCTAGGAACTCTCCCGGTTGCCCCGGAAAGATACGGCAGAATGCCGGGAACGGCAATATGGCGGGCCGCAGCGCTCATGCGGTGCCGATCGTCGCGTCCGCTTGGCCGCGCCATAGCTCAGGATCGCCGGAGAGGTGTTGCCGCGCCGCGGCGAGCGCCTCATCGACCTTTTTGCGCGGTCGGCCGCGTCCGCGTTTCACCGGCTGTTCGGCGAACGGCTTCGGCTTGTCGACGGTCGCGGTTGCGATCGCGGCTTCACCGAGCGGAAGATCGGCGAGCATCCCGAGCGCGTGACGATACTCGTCGAGAAGCTGGTAGCGCGACTGCCGCGCCGCCGGGTCCATCCGTCGCTCGCGGACAATCTCACGCAGGATCGTGGTGTCGAAACCCGCCTCCTTCGCTTCCTTGTACACCTCGCGAATGTCAGCGTTGAGCGCGTCGCGGTCGTCGTGCAGGCTCTCGATGCGTACTGAATACGATCGCAGCGCCGAGCCGATATGATCACCGTCCATGTGTCAGTGTCTCCTGTTGAGTAGTGCCAAAACCATATCTTCGCGCCGCTGCCAGTCTTCATCGGTGACCGAGGGTTCACGCTTTTGATGACGGGCAGTCATCTCGGTAAAGGCCGCTTCCGCAATATCGGACGCGGCCCCAAAATCACCGTCGCGAATTCTTACAAGCGCCAGCAACGCCGGCGTTGTCATGTCATCCAGCAGCTTGCGCAACTCGTAGGGCCAATCGACGGCCGGCATCAGTTTCCCTCCCTATGGTGGTGGTGGAGGTGGATGATCCGGCGATTTACCTGGCGGCGGTTCTTTGTCTGGAAAGAACACTGTCTTGATTGGTTCGTCGAGGTCGCAGCCCTTCTCAACGGCAGTAGAACGGAGCAGCACATATTTT